AACATTTTGAAACCAGCTACTCATGTAATAACTTAAATGTTAATATTACGCTTGACCAGAACCGATACCGGTTACAATTGAACCACCTAATACACGACCGATATTTGTACCAACACCTGAACTTAATGGTGACTGAACTGCATTATCGTATCTGATTGTCATAGCAATTTGTACTACTTCGTTTGTACCATAGTTTAAGTTGTTGTAGTTTGCTTGTTGCAAGAAGCAACCATAGCATTCCCAAGTCTCTAACACTACTGGTGCCGCTGTACCATTGCCACCATCTAAGATTTCAATGTTCGTTTGGAACTTATAGTCTTGACCAGTTGCCGCAGATGCCTGCTCAACAAAGTCTAATTGTTTCTGTAATTGCTGTCCAACTAATCTAGATACTTGACCCTGTGCGTCATCTCTAACGTTAACTGTTAATGCTTGCCATTCGTGACGACCAGCAAGATACAATGTTGAGTTGTAAACTGGAATTGTGATTTCACCAAAACTAACTTGCGGACGTGTGATATCTACAACTTGTTTAGTTAATTCAATTGTCTGACCAACACCAAAATTCAGAAAGTTAACTCTGAAACGATATTGTAATTTGGGCATCAACAAGCCTTGGTTACCACCAGCGTTATCGCTAGCTACGGTCATGTTGAACAATGATTGAGAGGCTGTTGCCATTTTTTAATCTCCTGTATACTTATTTATCTTTAATGTAGATACCCCTTTCGGGGTATCTATTACACTGTACCTGATATCTCACCTGTGTTTAGAACACGAACTGGGATGTAGATGAATTCAGCAGCCTTAACTGGCTCAATTGCAACATCAATCCATAATTCATTTCTATCTATACGAGCTGGTGTATTGTTACTTTCGTCACAAACAACCAAGTAATCATATAGACCACGTTTAGCAACCAAGTCAACTAACAATGTTTGTACAACACCTGCAATCTCATTGCGTGTTAGTTGGTCGTTAGGTTCGAATACGAACGGACGAGCCGCAATCGTCAACTGACGGCGTACATAGTTAACCAAACGTGCAACGTTGATTCTGTCTAATGCACTCTGTGAGTTGAAACTATTCTTGTTACCATAGTTCAACAAGCCAACTCCAGTGAAGAATACCATTGGGTTGATTTGGTTGATGTATAGTACATCGCGGATACCAATACGTGTCTTGATTGGTTGAAACTCACCTGTTGTACGATCCAAGTAACCAATGTTCAATGCATTGTCAATGTTACCACGGCGTGTACCAGCTGGAGCTAACCAAGGATAAGCCACTGTATCATTACGTAAGAATGTACGCAACATCATATGTGATGCTGGAACAACAACTTCGTTACCTGACAAGTCATTTGTAATTCCACTTGGATAGAATAGACCCAAGTAAGTGTTACGTGTAACTAAACCAGCTTCACCAGTAGATACAGCACCTGCATCGTTATTAGCCCATGCTTGAATGTCAGTAGCACTATCAGCAAGACCTAATGGGGTATCACCAATAATATAAGCTGTCTCACCACGATCCGCATTCAATACAACCATGTTAGGTTGTAGTTCTGGATAGTTAGGGGTAGCCATCAAGTTGAAATAGTTATCTTCATCACGGATTGCAGTGTTAGTGTCAATAGAAGCACGTAATGCTTGAACAACTAAAGCACGTTGTGCATTTCTACCCATGTATGCTACACCATCTGCGTTGTTACCACTTACTGATACCCATGTATAGCTGTATAAAGGTAAGTTAGCAGTGTTAGTAGGCGCTGCCGGGTTATATGCACCTGCGTTAGGATAGTTTGCACTTGTAAAATAATTTGTTCTAAATTGCTTAACATTATATCCTGAACGGCGTGTATTGAATAACATCATACCTTGTGGATATAATGTTGCAACCGGTGCATCTAAATCAATATAATTACTTGGTAATAATGACTTGATTGTTGGGATAGGATCATCAATTGGATTGATAGCACCACTTGAACCCCAACGTGCATCAGCAAATACAATACCGTTTTGACTTGTTTGGTCGGTGGTATCAATTAGAACCCATTGATCAATTCCAACGACTGCTTGCCAACGATAGATTACTGGATATACTTCTAAATCGCTTGTGTCAATCCATAAATCACCGTATGATAGAGCGGTACCGTCACTTTGTACCGTTGGTGCTGTAGCAGAAATAATAGGACCATTTGGATCAGTAGCGTTTGAGCCAGTTGTTGACGGATGTCCATTACTATCATATGCAGTAGTACCATAGCCTACCCATGCACCAGCTTTTTGAACCATAATATCTACTTCATTAATAACAGAGTAGAACCAGTTCGTATTATTAGCAGGAGTTGATACTGGAGCACCGTCATTACTTGTGTAAGTGAATTCTACCCAGTTACTTAATTGTGTATTAAATGAGCTAATTGATGTGCCTGACTGAAAAGCTACACCTGATATAGCTGTTGGCCCGGGCGCCCCAGGTCCGCCAATGTCAGTAACTACTAATAACAAATTATTTGAACTAGTACCGTTTAATGATGTGCCAGCAACAGTAAGAACGTCACCCACAGCATAACCAGTACCACCAGTATAAATGCCAGTGCCATTTAAGAAATATGAACCATATCTACCATATATGTTAAATGTAGCACCTGTTCCAGTACCGCCTGTACAAGCTATATTAGCCCAACTAAACAGATGTGCTGGTCCGTATTTAACACCGGTAGTTGTTCCTATTGTTAGACCCATTTCAGCAATAACACCAGTACTTACGTTTGATACTACATCATTCAAAACTATTACACCACCTTCAGTATGCGTTAATGTAATTGCACCATCAGTAGCTACACTAGCTATTGTATTTGGTATACCAGCCGCTGACCATGCTGTTACAAAATCAACTGCATCTGCACCTGAAGTTAATGTAACCACGTATGTAGATGATAGTGCAGAGCTTCCTGGAATACTTACTTCCACAGTAAGAGTTCCACCGGATGTAAATACAGGTGCTGTATTTTCACATGTCACCACAGTAGGTCCAGTTGCAATACGTTCCCATAGATAATACGGTGCATTTGCCAAGTTTCCAGTAAAATTATATTGACCATAGACCGAACCTGCAGGGATTGCTTGTCCGCCAGTTGAATCTATTGCCGCAATTTGTGCCCAGTCAGAATTAGCCTGAGTTATATTTTTTGCTACCCAACTTGCAGTAGCAGTATTATATCGAGAAACACTAGGATATAAACCATTACCAGCAGTACCAATTTTGATCCATACTGAACCAGTAGGTCTTGGTGTAGTCTGGCTACTAGACCATAATGGCATTTGTGCAGATGTGCCGTATGCTACAGCAGGTTGATTATATGTGCCGGCTGTAATACCGCAGGCTGCTAATGGAGTATTTGTACCATCAGTAAGCTGAATGTATGCAACTCCAGATGAAAGTAGTTGATTTGATAAAATTTGTAATTTACCACTAACTACCCTAGCAGTTACCGTCGGTGTGTTTAAATTATTAATTGCAGTTGCAACATTGGCAACTGTTGTACCAGTCACAGTCAAATCTGCTGTGTATAATCCACTTACATTAATTGAGAAAGTACTTGATGTAACTATTGTTGGGTTAGAAGTAGATCCTTGAACAGCAGGGATATCATTTCTCCATGACCCGCTGCCTAATGAAACCCAAACATTATTCGTTGTTTTATAAAAGAATGTTTTACCAGAAGGATCACTTGGTGATGTAGTTGATTGTAATGCGTTGATAGCATAATCCCCAATATTACCTATACTATCTAATGGTACACCACTTGATAATGATGCGGTATCAGTGATAACAATAGGAGTTTGTAGTGCAAATGCGCCAGTAGTCTGGTTGAATGAATATATTCCCCATGTACTAGTTGTAGTATCTAACCAATATGCGTTATTATCGGGTTCACCTGTTGGACGACTTGTTTGTCCAACTAAACTAGCTAAGTCAATATCACAGCGTAGTACGTAACAACGATTAGTTACACCTAGTAATGAATATGCCGCTAGCAAACCATATTCGTTGAGTTCGTAACCTTGAATTGGTGTACCATTTGTCGTTGTATAGAAGAAAGGTGTACCATATAAGCTTACCAAATCACGTTGACTTGTTACTTGATATAATTTGTTTGCGTTAGCAGCCGTAGTTGCTGGTGCAACCCCTGTACCAGTAGCATTTGCTTTATTTTGAGCAGTTGCTAAAAGAACTAGAGGGACTGAATTTGTTGGGGCCGGAAGATATTGACTTTGGTCTGTGATCGTTACTTCTACGCCTGGAGATACTAGTGCCATTTTGTTTTTTCCTTTATGTAAAATTATGAGGTTTACTACCTAAAATGCATACTATTATTTAGTAGAAAAATTAAAAAAGACGGTATTACCGTGCCTTCGAAGGTTATAAATACTGTATGCTAAGACCTATATGTAAGACATGCGGAAAGAATCACTGTGCTGTGAATTATATCCGTGAGGGTGTTACACATTATCGTAGTGGATGTGATGAGTGTGGTCGTAAAAAGAAAAAATTAAAACCTAGAAATCCTAGATGGAAGAATGCAGGGTATAAGAAAAAAGCCACATGTGACTTATGTGGCTTTCATAGTGTCTTTCCTACGCAATTAACAGTCTTTCACATTGACGGTGACTTAGATAACTGCAAATTAACTAATTTACGAACTATATGTCTTAACTGTGTTGAGGTAGTTAAAAAGAAAGAAGTTACTTGGAAACGCGGTGACTTAGAAGTTGACCACTGAGTTGACTTGCTTGTGTAAATCATCAATGGTTCCGTTGTTATCAATATAGTAATCATACAATAAACCTACACTAGAATACTCACTAGCATGAACAGCATAGGTTCCTAGCTCAACTTTAGCTTTCAACCATTGTTCACTACCTTCAGGTTCATTAGTATAATCTACTGCTGAATTATACCAGATAGGACGTTCTCCTCGATTAACTCGCATAGTAACAGCACCTACATTTTTAAGCGCATGAACTTCATTAGCAAAACGGCAGTCAGTAATAACAATATTCTCATCCGTCTGCCGTAACTTGTTCTCTACGCTTGCTACCCAAATGTCAGTATGGAAGTTATTACGACATACTTCTGTACCCCAGTACTGTAATACCCATCTAGGTGTAATGTTCATGCCTAGACGTTCACTCCACCATTCATCACGTTGTTCACGCCAGGCCCTACTTGTTTTAGTAGAGCCTTCTAAGTATTCTCTGTTCCAACCAAAAATTGCGGCTACTGCATCTTTTAATGAAGCCGCATAACTCATACGTTTAAATCCGTGAAATGTACAAAGATAGTCAGCAATAGTATCTTTGCCGCTACCGATCAATCCTGTAACTCCTATAATCATAAAAAAACTCCCGTAGTACATATTATACTACAGGAGTCTTATTAAGTAAAGAGTTATTTTACCCTTGTATCCAAGTCAACGGTTGACTATAATCTACATAGCGTTTCAACTCATCGATAAGGGCTTCTTGAAGTGCTTTAGATTCTGCTT